CGCAACACAATTATTTGGTGGTGGAACTGTTACCCAATCAGGCGGTAACTTCATTCACACATTCACATCTTCTGGCGCACTTAGCCCTTTGTCATCTGTAACAGCAAGTTACTTGGTAGTGGCTGGCGGTGCGGGTGGTGGCGGAAATTCTGGAAGTGGAGGCGGTGGTGCTGGAGGTTTACTCTCTGGCTCTGGACTCATACTTGACTCAAATTCAATTTACACAGTTACTGTCGGTTCTGGTGGTGCGGGAGGCAGTTCTACTTTTGGTAGTAATGGTGGAAATTCTGTTTTTTCATCTGCTACCGCAATAGGTGGGGGGGGTGGTGGTTCAGATTTTGACAGTCCTCCTGTGGGTAAAAATGGTGGCTCTGGTGGCGGTGGCGCATCTTTTGGAGGCGTAGCAACTTATGCGGGTGGTGATGGAACATCTGGACAAGGTAACGCTGGCGGTTCTGGTGGTGGTGGAGTTCTTGTATATCTTGGCGGTGGTGGCGGTGGTGCTAGTGCCGTTGGTTCAAACTCATCAACTCCTAATGGTGGTAACGGGGGTGCTGGTTCAGCATCTTCTATAAGTGGTTCTAGCGTTACATACGCTGGAGGTGGCGGTGGCGGTGGAGACACTACGGGCGGTGGTAGCGGTGGTTCTGGTGGTGCTGGAGGTGGCGGTGGAATCAATACAGCAGGAACTGCTAATACTGGCGGTGGCGGTGGCGGTAGAAATCGTGGTGCGGCTGGTGCGGGTGCGGCTGGTGGCTCTGGCGTTGTAATCATCTCTTACGCTGGCTCACAAGTATTTACTGGTGGAACAGTCACATCTTCTGGTGGCAACACTATTCACACATTTACTTCTAGCGGGTCTTTAACTGGTGGTTATTTAGTAGATTACTTGGTAATTGCTGGAGGCGGTGGAGGTGCTGGCGGTGGTGGCGGTGCTGGCGGTTTCAGAAGCACAGTTACTGCGACAGGCGGTGGTGGTTCTTTAGAATCTGCATTGTTTTTAGTAAAAAACACTTCATACACAATAACAGTAGGTGCTGGCGGTACTGTTGCGGATGATTCAAGCACCAATGGTGGTAATTCAGTTTTCAGCACAATCACATCAACTGGTGGTGGTGCTGGTGCTGTTGGTCAAGTTGCTGGTAATAGTGGAGGTTCTGGTAGTGGCGCATTTGTTGGCGGTGGAGTTACAAGACCTTTAAATTCTGGTGGTGCTGGCACAGCCAATCAAGGCTATGCAGGAGGTGCTACTGTTATAAGTACGCTTGGGCAAAGTTCTGGCGGTGGCGGTGGCGGTGCTGGCGCAGTAGGTAACGCAAATAGCGGTACAAATACAGGCGGGAATGGCGGTGCGGGAACTGCGTCATCAATTACAGGCTCAAGCGTAACTCGTGGTGGTGGCGGTGGTGGCGCGGCAAGTGGTACTCCTGGTTCTGCTGGGTCAGGCGGTGGTGGCGCGGGTGGTTCACTTGCTGTCGGAACGGCTGGAACTGTCAATACTGGTGGTGGAGGTGGCGGTGGCTATAACGCTGGTCTTACCGCATTATTAGGCGGTGCTGGTGGCTCTGGCGTTGTCATCCTGTCCATTCCAACTGCAAAATATACAGGCACAACCACAGGAAGCCCAACTGTCACGACAAGCGGTTCAAACACAATTCTGACTTACACAAGTTCAGGCACATACACGGCATAAGGAGAAACAAATGTCACACTTTGCGAAAATCGAGAATGGTTTAGTAGTCAGCGTAATCGTTGCCGAACAGGATGTCATTGACTCTGGCATCTTTGGGCATGGATGGGTGCAAACCTCATACAACACACATGGCGGTCAACACGCTAATGGCGGCACACCTTTGCGTAAGAACTACGCTGGTATTGGCTACACCTATGACAGCACTAGAGATGCGTTTATACCTCCACAGCCATATCCATCATGGACTATGAGCGAGGAAACTTGTCTCTGGTCTGCGCCAACTGCAATGCCTACTGATGGCAAGCGTTACTCTTGGGATGAGCCTACATTGGCTTGGGTAGAGATAGATGCTTGAGGATTCAGAGACCCGTCTCGCGGTTCACGAAGCCCTGTGCTCAGAGCGTTATCGTAGGATAGACGAGTCTTTGTCTACTGGTGACAAGCGCATGGCTAAGATTGAATATTTGCTGTATGCGGTGATCTTGGTTGTGTTGCTAGGCCCTGGCGTGGCGGCAGAGTTTGTCAAGAAAATGATCGGTGTTTGACCCATTCACGATTGGACTTGCATTTAAAGCAATGCAAGCTGCTTATGAGGGAATAAATTACTGTTGTGAGGCTCTCTCCGAGGGCAAGGTAGCAGTTCAAAAGATAAAGAAAGCGACAGATGATGCTCAAACAATTATTAAAGACGCTAAAGGAATATGGGGTTTCTTTAGTGGGCTATTTGGCAAGTCTAAAAGTCAAAGCCCAAGTAGTAAGCCAGACAGCAAGCCAGAAGGCAAGTCTGTGGCGAAAAAGGAAGTCTACACAACCCACATCCCCAACGAATCCGAAATAGTCCAACAGTTTATTGGGCATTTAGGGGCATTTTTTAGGCATCACAAAGAACTAACCGAGTATGTGGAAATCAAGTACGAGGAAGTCTTTGCAAGCGTTGACCCAGACCCAGAGACTATCCTCGAATTAAGCGTTTACAAGAACGAACTAGATCAGGCTTATGTCAAACTAAGTGGGATGATGAGAGGGGCAAGCGTACCCCCACAATTAGGCCCTTTATGGGACAATTACAACCAAATTTATAGCAAAGTCCAAAAAGAACAATCCAAACGAAAAGAACAGATCAGGATTAAAAGACAAAGAGAGGCTTACAAACAAGAAAGGTTCAGACAAGAAAAGGTCGAGTTAGGCATGGGATTATTCTTAGTGCTAATCATAGTTTCTTGGCTTTACGCTGTATGGATAAATTCATTTACAGAGGGATTTTGATTCTAGTTTGTGTGATGCTTTGTATTGTCTTAATAATTACACCAGTTTTGATTAGTATGTGGATAAAGATTCAAAAAGCCGAGGTTAGATTAGAAAAGAAAGAACGCCAGATCAATCGTCAACTTTTGTCTTTAAGGGAAAAAAATGAATGAATTACTCGGTCTTCTCAAGGGTATCGCACCCACATTGGCAACTGCTGTGGCTGGCCCTTTGGGTGGGGCTGCTGTTACCGCTTTGGCTAGTAAGTTTGGCGTTTCTGATTCCGTTGATGCTGTTGCGAAGGCTATTGCTGGTGACCCAAAAGCTGCTGAGAAACTCCAAGAATTAGAGTTAGAGATGGCAAAGTTGGACATGGCTAACACGGCAGACGCTAGGAAGATGAACTCAGAGATTCAGAACTCCACCACAGCGTCTTGGTTGGCTAAAAACATTGCTTATGTGATAGATGTGTCGATCATTGCTGGTGCTCTTACCATGACCTTTGTGGTGTTTATCGTGGGTGTACCAGAACAAAACAAGAGCATGGCGTTTACCGCGCTAGGTTCTTTGTGGACTCTCACGGGTACTGTGGTTAACTTCCACAGAGGCTCTAGTGCAGGCAGTAAGGCTAAAACTGAGGAAATGATGAAAGGTGCAAAATGATTGAATTTTTAAAAGAGTTAATGCGGGCTAAAGTCAATAGTCCTAAACCAACAGTCGAAGAAGTTGAAGTTCAAGTTTGGGCTTTTGTTGTTAAGTCAATCACCATCATGGTGCTAGGCATTGCCTTTGGTGTTTTGTACCTTATTGGATTTGAAAAGCAAGACCCAGAACTAGCACCTATCGACTCTGTATTTCTAGAAATTCTTAAAGCCATTGCTTTTATGGGCGTAGGTACTATGGGCGGTATTTCTGGACGCAAGGCATCAACTGCCATTGCAAAGGCTATTGTTGGAGAAGAAGATGAACCTAAGTGAACACTTTACATTGGAAGAGGCAACCTTTTCGGAAACCGCCTCTAGGTTGGGCATCAATAATCAGCCCTCTGAACAACAACTAGAAAACATGAAAAAAGCCTCGGAAGGCATGGAGAAAGTTCGAGCCTTGTTGGGTAAGTCAATCCATGTTAACTCTTGGCTAAGACTCCCAGAGGTCAATGTGGCGGTCGGTGGGTCTAAAGTATCAAGTCACATGGACGGGTGGGCTATTGATTTTGTTTGTAAAGACTTTGGCAACCCTCTAGCGGTCTGTAAAGCAATTGAGGCATCTGGCATTAAGTTTGACCAAATGATTCACGAATACGCCTCTTGGACGCATATCTCATTTGCGCCTGAGATGAGGGGTCAAAAACTGACCATATTCAGACCTCAAAGCAAATACAAGGTTGGGCTATTCTCTAAAGAAGAATACGAGGCAGCTTAATCCTCTGCACTCATCCAAAGAACTGCGACTAGGATGCCTGCCCCAATCAGCGCACCAAGGATAAGCACAACAAAAATTGTCAGAATACTACTAAGCATCTCGACTCCTTATATCGTAAAACCAATCATCTGAGGCAACCCACTTGCGTGACCCGTCCACCGAGTAGGTTTGGGTGGCAACATTAAAATCAGGTGTTAGTGTTCCTGACACTAGACTTTGGTCATACCAGATGCACCGATTGTTGGGTTGGCAAGCAAACTGTCCGTTGTCGAGTTTAATGAAATTAAAAGATTTG